CCATCTAGCGTATCTAGATAGTGCAATAAAATTTTGATAGTCTGTTGGTAATTTTATATCATTATTCATCTTTTATCTCCTGTGTTACTTTCATTGATTTAATTTCTACTCCATTTATATCGTGGATATACTCACGAATACCATCTTCTATTTCTGCTGTAATATCTCCGTCTGAAGGTATTAAATAATCTTCAGGGTCTACATCTAGATTTAACCACATTCTAACTTGTATTCGCATCTCTAATCTCTATTAATTTATTAAGATACCAAAGAGCTTTTTTTAAATCTTGAGAACCATCTTTATATCTATATCTCCAAAGATATTTCATTATGTTTCCTTGTAGATAATACTCAAACCCTGTGTCTGTTGCTGCTTCAATAGCATCAATACACTCAATACCTTTTTGATTATAATGTGGTGGATGATTAACCATATCAGACTCCTCTGCTGTGAACTCATCTATGGTAGCTCCCTTTTCAAATTCTATTATTTCTTTCATTGTAGCATTCATTAAGCACTCCCTTTAGTATCTGATTTAAAATCTAATGTAATCACATTACCATCTTTACTTTGCACTGTCAACTTATCATTTTCTCTTGTGTCTTTTTTCTTCATCTCTTTTATAAAGTCTTCTATCTCAAACAATAAATCTTTATCTATTTCCATCATAGGAACAAGAGCAGACATACATGTGCATAAATGAAATAATGATTCGTTATCAAATTTTGATAAACCATTTTCTTTTGAAGACATAATATTAATTTCAACTTGACCTGTCCATGCTCTCTTACTATCTAGAAATGGTCTTACATTAATAATAAAATCTTCAGGCTTTAAGAATTTAGTATCTATTTTTTTCATATGTTAACTCCTTTTTACTTTTCTACCTTTGAAAGGTATGAATGTTAATGTTAATCTTTTTCCTTTTTCTTTTAGCCAATCTTCAGGAATAACCCTATCACAATAACGAAACCCATATCGGATACACCACTCTGCGTAAGAGGACTTTGCACCTTTACGTAATTTTCTTCTACTATTTGTAAACACAAAACGAATATCTAATTTGGGGTGTTGCTTTTTGATAGCCTTATGTTTACGTCTATCTAAAGCATTAAACATTCCTTTGGTTTCTATTATTATACCATTGTCTAATACAAAATCAGGGGTATAGGTGCGATAAGCAAGGTCTTCCCATTCTATCTTTAACTTTTCGTATGTGAAAGCTACCTTTAATTCTTTTAGATAAGTGGCAAGAGTATCTTCTAAACCACTCCTATACCCATTCTTTCGTGCTATCTGTCTAGCACTATACGCTGACATCTACAACCAATAACGTACAGTAGAACCATAGTCATAGCCAAGTGCTTTCATTTCTTCACGCACTAACTTTTCAGCTTCTTTACGCTGTTCAATAGCATGACGTAAACCTTCTGATCTACGTTCACGATATTCTTTTTTAAGTTCAAAGAGTTCTTTTTCTTTTTCCTTAATCATATCAGCCATTTCATCTATTGTTGTTGTCATACATTGTACTCCTTTCCTTTTTCATAAACATAGGACATCATCTTAGGCTCTCTTGCCTGTGATGCCATCTGTGGTTTCTCTACTAGAGAAGTCCAACATGAAAAGCGAAACTCACAAAAGGTACAGTTCTTACTGAGGACTTTGTTACCTGTAGGTTTACCTCTGAATGTTTCATCTTCTGCTTCATAACACCTTTCAAATTTATTTTCTTCAAGACGTTTGAATGTCTTTTTAATTTTACCTATCTCTTCATCAAGGTTTAATGTAGTGGCAGGTATATATTTAAACTCTGCATTGTTCTTATTAATAACCCACCAACCACCAACTTTTTTCTTGGCAGCTTTAGCATAACCTGCTAGTTGTCCTACATAACCAAACGGATCACTGTCCTTGATAGTATCAAATGATACAAATTTATTTGTGTAAGACCACATAGATGCAGATTTAATGTCATCAACTGAATCATTGATAGATAAATCATACGTTCCTTTAATACTGTTGCCCTCTATTTCTAAAGACACTTCACTATTATCGTCTTCGTATTTAACACCTGACTCACGTAGTATCCCTTTGAATACTGCTTCAACGATATCACCTATCATAAAATTCATTATCATCTTAGCAGGTGGATGTATACGTGAATCAGGTTTGTTTTTTAAGAACCAAAGTTGACAATAAGGTCTGCCAATGTTGGACATCCTGATACGAAAGTCCTTCTGTTGAGGAGAGAATTGTTTCTTCAAGCTGTCTCGTATGTGTGACACAACCTGCTCAATTGTGTCATCACTCATTGTTGCAGTGCCTTTAACTGCCTTATTTAAATATCTGTGTACCTTTAGTTCTTCTGCTGAGTTCATTAGAATGGTACTTCATCATCAACATCAACAAGTTCTGATACCACATCTTTATCAGACTTAGATAGCTCTTCAGGCTTTGCTTTATCATTCCATGCATTGAAGATATAAGAGTTATAATTCTCAATCCATTGCATAAAGTCAGAGAAATGATCTTGTGTGCTATCTTCTACTTCCAACACTTCGTCTTGTAAAGTTGCAGTAGGTAGGTAGTACGCATTTCCGTTAGGCAACTTTCGCTGTTCAGAACCTAACTTAATTTTGTACTGCACAGGAAGATGTTTCCTGCCACCTATTTTAGATATGGGTTCTCCCATAATCTTGAATGCATCTCGGTTGTCCACTTCCCAAATGAATGGCAAGTCTCCAATCTCCATGACATCATTACCATCAGCATTCAGAACTGACCCTGCTGATAGTGTTCCAATCAATACCCTCACTCTTTTAATACTCTTCAAGAGTTCCTTTGTCTTTACAGGTAATGCTTGATAATCTTTTACAAAACCTGCTGGTTTTCCACAGTTAAACCCTCCCATGTTGTCCTTCAGATCAACATTTAAGTTGTCTGCCATGATAGTCTTAACGTAGAAACCCTTGCCTGACTCAGGCTTGACAAACTTCTTGTACATAAATCTTTGTACATAGGGTCTGATTGTTACATCGTCAGAGTAGAATACACTCTCACTTGCTAAGTCATCAATTCTATAAGAACCACCATTGACTATAGCAGCTTGAGTCTTTTTACCCTTGACTTCAACCTCACCCATGATAGGTGAGTGTTGTATTTTAAGACGAGCAAGTTGTGCTGTCTGTTTCTTTTGGGTTATGTCTACTCCCATACCCATCTTCTGTGCCATGTCGGCAAAGTTATTTGTATCTATATTCATATAAACTCCTTTCTAAAGTGTTCTAGTTATATCAGGTAACGTCTTTCGTGTCAAGCCAATTATTACCTATTTTTGCTTCTAATACTAATGGTACATTTAAATCTATTTTGAACTGTTTGTCAACAATTATTTTCAATTTATCATTAGTATTTTTTATTACATCAAGTACGCTGTCAACCTCATCAGGGTGTACATCTATAACTATACTATCATGCACTGTATTTACTATACATGACTGCATACCTTGTAATTCTTTTTCAATCTCTAACAACGTAACAGGAACAATATCTGCTGTTGCAAAACTCTGCACAGGAAAGTTCTTTATCTGTGTAAAGTGTGTGGGTGAACCATTAAACCTTCTCTGCACATCAGGAAAAGCAAATGATCTTCCTGATGGTGTCTTTATCCTGCCATCGTTTAGAGCTTCTTTAGCCAATCTGGAATGCCAAAGTGCGATGCCTTTGTACTTTTCCGTGAACTGTCTATAATACGTTGCTTCAGCAGGTGACCTCCCAAACCCTGTAGCTCCGTAGAGTGGTGCGAAGGTGTGTGCTTTTGCTTCCTGCCTACTAATCTTTTGACCACCTTCAGAAATAATCTTGGCAGTATAGTTATGTACGTCAAACCCATTGTTTATCTCCATCATTGCTACTTCGTCTTGTGATAAATATGCAGCAGTTCTAAACTCTAACTGTGCAAAGTCTGCTTCTAATATCTTACCACCATCCCATCGTGACACGAACACACGCTTAACAGGAAACGTACCACCTCTTGGCATGTTCTGCATGTTAGGGTCTGCTCCACTAAATCTACCTGTCGCTGTGCGATGTTGTAATAATCTAACGTGTAGCTTTCCGTCAGACTTTATATTATTAGATATACCCTCAACAAATGAAGAGAGATAACTATCTAATGCAGATAATCTAATAACCTTACCTAAGAAGTTCTCTGCTCTATCCATATTCTTTTGACGAGCAACAGACTTTAGGTACTGTAAACTATTCTTACTTGTAGTAAATCCATTTGCAGATATCCACTTTGCAGTTGGTGGTGTGAAACCCATACCTGCTAACTCAGATGTAGGAATAAACTTATATCCTAATCCATCACACTCTACACATCTATTCTCATTTGCATAAGGTGTGCCATCCTTTCTAGTCTTTCTTATCTTGCCATGACCATGACACACATGACACTGCTCTGCCTTTGTCTTTCTTAGTATGTCTGCTTTAGCATTCATTGCACTACGAAACTCTTCCTTTGGCATGTGAGAGTTGAATGTCATAACCCAATCGTGTTTATCTTTAGGCTTTCTAGAATAGATAAGCCATGATAATTGTTCAGGACTATTTAAATTAATAGGTGTGTCACCCATGAAGTATCTTGTTTCTTTTATTAACTCCTCTTCTATCTCTTGCTTTTCTTTTGTGAAGTCATCACGAACAGCGTCTAATTGTTTTGTGTCTACATTAAAACCTACACGATATATCCTAGCTAGACATAGTGCCACGTCATTAGTAAGATCAACTGTATTAGACAAGTGGTTATATGTATCTGATGATAGCTTTGTGTATATCTCATTTGCTAACTGCTGTGTAGCATGTAAGTCAGCAGATAAATAATCAGATAACTCATCAGGTGGTATGTCAGCAACTGAATATCCTTTCTTAAAATATTCTTTGAGTGTATCTTGTTTCTTAGTCTCAAGATTATATCTCATTGCACACATTTCTAATGTCAAAGATTCTTTCTGTCCTTCTTGTAGTATGTATTCACCAAGCATGGTATCAAATACTTTGCCATCATACTTAAACCCACACTCCCATAGCCACATTAAATCGTGAACAATATTATGTCCTATCATTACTGTAGTCTCATCTAGTATAGATTGTATTGTTACAGATGCATTGTCATCACTCATTCTTATAAGGTGTTCATCTCCTGTCTCAGTCAATGCACCTACCATAACTAATTCATTCTTCTCTTCAAAAGGATCAAGGTGTAGCTTACCCTCACGCTTTTGTACTGTATTCTCTACGTCAATTACTATCTTCATTTACTGTCTCCTTATGTTTAGTCATGTATTCTACAGCTTTTTTTAATCTTGTCAAGCTATCTTTGAATCCACCTAGACCTACGTTACAGTGATGGCATAGCCACCCTCTGAACGTGCCTGTCTCATGGCAATGATCTAACACCCAATTCTGTAGTCGTGGTTGGTTATATTTGCCTATCTCCTCTATATCCCTGTCGCATATAGGACATTTATAATGTTCATTAGGATATGGGTTCTCTTTCTTTAGTTGTTTAACTAAGTTAGATTGGTTTCTCATGCAAGTTCTGCATGTCCTCTTTATCTCAGAGGGTTTATCACTAGCATAGTTCATTGCATTGAATTGATCTATGGGTTGTGTTGTATTGCATTTAATGCATACCAATGTATCTTTAACAACAGGCTTCTGCC